GAATATATCGCTTCTTCGCAGTCCATATACCACGATCAGCAATATTCTCACGCTTCATTTGCATCTTCTGATCATACGCCGATACGTACTCCGCAAGTTCCGAGTAACAGGCATCAATGTAAGGTTCCAACTTTTCTTTGCAGACCACATCAAGTAACCCCACAATCCTTGCTTTGTCGCTAGACTTAGAAGCAAAAAATTTATCAACAAGAGGTCCCATATTAAGATATATTGAATCAGTGTCTGAGGCGATGACATAATCAATTTCCTCTGTAGACAGTATCTTATTTAGATATTGATTCATCTTATTCTCAATCCAACGAATAGAAACCTGACCAGAAAGCGTAATCGCCTCCGCATTGGCCAGTTTGTAGTACCTAAAATACTGATTACCGATGGCACCATAAGCAGAGTTGAGAGAAATCTTTTTAGCCATCTGAATATTATTACAACGGGCGATTTCCTTTTCCAATGCTTTTGTTGGGGTCTTTTCATATTCTTGCTTTGCCTTAAGCATTTTCTTTTTAAAGATAACCCTATCTCCGTACATCTTCTCCATTAGTTCTGGCAAGAAACCACGAACATCTTTACGGAACATAGCACCGTTAGCACAAACTGCATTGTCCTTATACAACTCAAAACTTATTTCCTCATTAAGTATTTTATCTACAGATGCAGTCGGATGCCTCTCTTCTAACAAAGTTTCTGGTGAGATATTATATTGCATAATCAGGTGAGGATATAGACTATTCAAGTCAAAACTCACAACCCAATCATACTTACCAGGAATCGGTTCTTTCACATATGCACCAGCATACTTCTCACTCTTGCTTTCTTTCTTGCGGGGAGGAACTACAATATCTCTCTTCTTCAGATAGTTGTAGATGATATTATCCCACATACGAACCTGATAGAACACATCAGCATAATTCACCTTTGCCTCATATGCCATCGTCAATGCAAGTTCAATCAATTTCATCTTGCTCTCAAGACGGTCAACCAGTTCCACGTCCACTATGTTGTATTCAATAAACTTCTGCCAACCATGAGTGTAGAAATCTTTGAAGGTATCATACTCAGAGTGATCCAGTTTCTTCTGACCCAGTTCTACTTCAGCAATATAATCAAGACGATATGATTCCTGTGCCTTGTAGGTAAACTTCTTATACAGGTCAAGGTAATCAAGCTGAGTCAACCCACCAATATCAAAAGTAACATGCTTACGACCATTGATGAATATTTCTCCCTCAGTCACCAAACCCCAGTTAGAAAGTCGCTTCATTAACTTCTCACCAAGAACACGATTGAGTCGCTTGCAGATATATGGAATATCGAACAACTGAATGTTCCAACCAGTAATCACATCAGGCACATCAACCATCCAATAATTAATGAAATGACTGAGAAGTTCTTGTTCAGTATGACAATGATAGTAGGTTACATTCTCTTGCTTATTGAAGAATGGTTTTACACCCCAAGTAGTAATCTTCTTGGTGGTGTAATCCTGGATTGTAATCGCAAGAATTTCTTCAATAGCAGATTCAACATCAGGGAATCCGTGTTCTGCCGTTGTCTCAATATCAAGTGTAATCAGTTTGATTTGATTGATATCAAACTTAATTTCATCTTCGGAGTAATTTTCTGAAATATACTGATAGATATATCTTTCATTTCCATAGATATCAAATCCGTCAACCTCATCATACTTCTTATAGAAATCTCTACAGTCACGTACATTACCAGGTTTTACTTCTTCTACGGGTTCACCATTTAATGTTCTATACTTGGAATCTCTTTTTGTCTTAACAAATATGGATGGATAAAAATCATCGCGATATTCATATCTTTTACCATTTTCAACTCCCCTAACAAGGAATTGATTACCAATCATTTGAACATTAGTGTAAAATTTCATTCGTCATCATCATTAAAAAAAGAACCAAACCTACCGTTAGATCCAGGTTTTCTATTATCCAACATATCCATGATTTCGTCAAACTTTTTAGTTTGTTCCATATTCATCAGTATGTCTGATAGTTGCTTGACAACAAATGGTTTTTCATTTACAGCAGCACATTTAATTGCTGCTCTAAGATGAGATTCTGCTTCCAGCAAATGAGAAAGCGTATTTTCAGAAAGTGCCATTATTTTGTAAGGTCGATGTATTTTTCAAGTAAAGTAGGCATGGGTTCTGCAAGAGTTATAATCTTATCAGAGTTAATCATAAATGTATCCTGTTTAGTGTGATCTATCATCCAAGGGGCAAGACTATTACCTTCACAGATTTCCATTGGGTTGATTAACTTACAATCAGGTTCTCCAATATCAGCACCAACTTCTTCAATCTCACTGATCAGTCTCTCACTGTTCGTCAACAGAATTATTTTGATTATTCGTTCCATTTACAACATCCTCCGTATACATTTGAACTAATTTTTCTACAGGTTCTACAATAGTCACTACCCAGTCTGCAACAATAGGAATAGTATCTTCTGCAGATAAGGGCATCCAGGGAAATAAAGATACTTCATAACCCTTCTTATTTTCCTTTAGATTAGGATTTCTCAGTTTAACCACACATGCCTTATTCAGATAATATCCAATGATACGCTTCTCAGCGTCTTCACCAACAGACATTTCTTCTACGTTTGCGATAATGTCTTCACCAGATTTTAATTGTAAAAGTTTTATAGTCATGTATCAACCTCCCAGTTTCTTGATTTGTTCTTCCAGTTGACGCAACACATCTTCCTTAGTGTATGCGCCACGTTTTTCTTTTCTTTTCTCCATCTCTTCTTCAACCTTTTGGGTGATAGATGCGTGACGACGAATCTCTCCACCCATAGACATTTGATTTTTGGTTTGATCCATACAGAACTTCAGTTGCAGCAGTTCCATGTCATCAAATTCAAGCATGGTTAATCTCCTTTTCACTTATTATAACAAGAAAAAAGAGGGGCGTCAACTGGATTTTGCCAGTTGCCCCTCAGCGGCGACGATATTTGACAGGGTAGCCGATACTATTTAGAACCAATCTTTTCTCTTATGTGCTTCTGGAATAATCTTACCAAGTGTAATACTCAGTAACCCATCCTCAAATACAACTGATCTAACTTCCGTTTCATCTGAGAGTGTCCAAGATCTGGTGAAAGATCTCTGAGCCACTCCTCTGTGGACATAGTCCGTGTTAGTTTCTCCATCTTCTCGTTGTCCTTCGACAAAGAGTTTTCCGTCTTGTGTGTAGACATTTACTTGCTTCTTTTTAAATCCTGCGAGTGCTAGTTCTAGTCTTGATTCTACGTTACTGACCGTGACTAGATTGTATGGTGGATAATTAGACGTTGTTTCGTGCAGAGCAAACAGACGATTAAAGTATTCATCCATACCAATACTATTCTTATTTATACGGTCTAGCAAGGCAGGCAGATCCGCAGCAGTATAACGTGCAAGGTTTCCCATTTGTACTTCTCCTTTTAAAGCGAGATTTGATTGTGTGGACCCCGAAGGCATCCACTACTAATTATAACAGATACGAAAAAAGGCAGTGTAGTAATAACCACACTGCCTTATAGGGGTTTCCGACTTTTGAAGCGACCGCACGAAAGATCGCAACTATATTTATTCCTGTTCTGGTTGTGGTTTGGTTTTCTTACCGATATTATACTTCTGCTCAAGCACCCAATCTCCCTTATCCTTGTAAGCAAGAACTTTGATTTGATTCAAAGGAGCAATATCAATTACACTATCCTCAATTGCCACTGTTACAAGACCCCAGTCACACAACAAACGCACAATACGATTCCGACGCTGAACATCATTTATCGTAAGGTTTGCTCTCTTTCCATCAAGAGCAAAAAGTTCTTTGAAATGAACAATATAATACTTACCTTGCTTATGAAGAATATGACAGGATTGATAAAGTTTTTTCTCTTTACGCGATGCGACACCAATTCGAGTTAGAGTCTCACGCACTTTAAGAAAATCATCAGGTTCATTCAGAAAGACTTCTACCATCTGGTCCTGTGACCAATTAACTGTAGGTTCTACCGTAGTAGTCATTTTATTCCTCCAATATCAAGTCGTTGTTTAATAAAGTTAATCTGTTCGTTTGTCAGGATTTTCAGAGCTTGTGATGCTTTCTCATTACTATAACCATAGTATTTTTTAACACATTCTAAATCCGTGACTTTATCCTTACGGAGCCAGGGAGAAAATCTCTTCTTTTTCCTGAGACTATTTAGATAAAATGAATATTGAATATCTTTATCTAAATGATGATGTAGATTCATTTCGTTTGCATACATCACACAATCGACATGTCCAGATAAACAACGATTAATAATAAAGGGGGGATAAGAACTAATATGTTCAGACAAATCCTCCTTGTTGAAGTTGATTGAATTCAGCCAGTCCTTCAGTTCCATAATTAAAAAGTAATAGTTCCTTTCTTGCTTTTTGTTCTCTCATATATTCACCGACTGACCTCATAGTATAGGTCAAATCAAACTCTCCGGTTCTCCACATCTTAAACCTATCCTTTACCAGTTGATCGGAGTTATAACTAATCAACTGAGGCATAAAGCATTCATCACAATCTTTAGCAAACTTATCGTGATCAAATCCCTTATGCATTGAACCCTTCTTACCATAAAGATTATCTTTGATATCATATGGCGGATCAAGATAGACAAAGGTATCACCCTCATTATCCATCAAGTAATCATATGAATAGTTAGTAATCTTCCACTTTGAAATTAGTTGAGAGTATGCTGGTAGTTTTTCAATTCCTCGCGCTGAAAAGTTGGAATTACTTGCTTGCTTTGAAAAAGAGGAGGACTCTGTAAGACCACTAAAAGAACACTTATTTACCACATAAAAAGATAATGCTTTCCAATAAGAATCCTCACCAACTTCTAGATATGTTTTACTCTCTTGAAAAAGAAATTTGGCAGAAACTGGTTCACAATGTCTATTCTTTAATTGAATCAAATCATTTTTCATCTCTGTTCCAAACATCTGGAGTTGCTGCCAGAAGTTGACCAAAGGTTCATATAAATCATTGACCCAGATATCTAGATTGGGATACTTCTTAGTGATATGAATAGCAACACTGCCACCACCTAAGAAAGGTTCTCTAAACTCCTTATATTCACGAAGGTCAGGAAAGTAAGGATCCATTTTGGTACAAGCACGGGACTTGCCACCGGGATAACGAAGAGGAGTTTTCAAAGATTTCATTTACTTATTCTAACAAATACAGACGTAAGTTTATTAAGACTTTCAGACATTTTATTATAACCAAATCCAACATAAATTTGCCCCGCCACCACTGAGATTGTTGCAATACCCCAGAAAATATAATACCACTTTGATTTTACCTGTGCTCTAAGTTTCATTTGAGAAAATTCTTCATGAATATCTCGATGATGAAATCTCAAAGACTTATCGATAATTTTATCAATTTTCTTTTTCATTAGAACTTTTTATCGGGGTATAATTTTTTGATACGTTCTTTTCTTTCTTCCTCTTCATCTTTTTTGGGATCGAACCAATTCACCGGCCACTTATTAAGATTCAATGATTCTTTAAATAACTTTATTTTAGGTATAAAAAATTTCATTTGAACTCGCATTCAACCATGATTTCAGTAAGACACGCAAGCATATTTATTTCCTGATCCGCAACGAACGCGCCCTGATACTGATACTTAGC